CGTACTTAAATACCTGAGCCATTAAATCCCCCTGCGAACGCTGGCTTTGTCAAACCCAACCATCTTGGCGCGTAGGCTTGAACGACGGGTGTCGCGGCCTTTAGCGTCGGTGGCGTGCTTGTAGAATTCCGATTTGTAGTATGCGCCAAGCTCGAAGTTGGTCCATTCCTTGCCCGGTATCATCGCTAGACGATAAATAGCTCCGCACGCGATTGAACGCACGTGTGTTTCGTAAATAAAGTCCTCTACGCCTGTAGCCGTCAGCGCCGGTTTAATAACACCCGTTCCCTCGAACTCGTACTTACCGTCGGGGGTAGGGTAGAACCGGATCTGCGAGTCTTGGTAGATACTAAAGGACATGGGTCGGCCATTAGCAGAGCCACTTGGCAACGCGTAGTGTCGATCCGACACCCGGCTAATAGGTTGTCCATTAACGTAAAGAACTAGAACATCCTCTAGGACAGTCCTCGTAGGCACCTCAACGTCGTACTCAGCGGTGTTTCTGCTGGTGTAGTCCTTGTCGATGTCATACCGCCATATCTGGCTAATACCACAAAACTCCGCTGCTGCTTCCTGCAAGTGAGTTTCAATGATAATTTCCGGGCAGCCCGGTAAAAGGGGCTGAATGTACGGAAGAAAACTGTCCCATGCTACTGCCATATTAGGTCACCGAACTCTGGTTTAAAGGCGAGGACGCCGCGTCCACCTGATTTTTGGTGTTTAGGGCTGCGTTAAACGCACCGTAAGCTGCCTGCGCACGTTGCTCGTTAGCACCGTATTCAGCATCTTTTGAGTACGCTCGGTACAGCATCCAGTCGATCATTGGGGACATGTAGATGTCATCCAACAAAATAACTGTAGTGTCTGAAGAGTCTGGATCGAGTTGGGCTTCTGTCAGTGTAGTTGCACCCGGAGAGTCCGTGTACACAACTTCAATTTCCGCCGCATTTGTTGCGGGTGGATAGACAAAAAACTCTTTCGGCTGACGTGGATCAAATGTGTAGTGCTGGATGTTTACCGTGCCTGTTTCGGCGTGCCACGTGGGGCGTTGGTCATCCAGAACGCTACGTGCAACAAGGCGTATAACCCTGTATGTTGACGCTGTAGCGAGGTTTCTTGTCACGTCCAACAACCGTAGCCCAGAAGGGAACTGTGTTGTCAGCGTTTGTCGCGTACCGGCGGCACATGTAAATGTACCCGCTTTCGCGTTTGCGTCAGGACGTGCGAGCGTGATGGCGAGATAAGACTCGTTCATCCAGTTCTGCAATTCCGTGCGCGGCCAACGAATGTTAGTGTCCTGAAGGACATCCTCTACTCGCCGAATAATATCAGTGACTTTTACGGTAGACATCGGTTACCCCCTCTTAGGTGAAGCGGTAGTACGAGCCGTCTTGACGGACTTAGCACTTTGCGCTTGAGGTGTAGAAACCGGCTTTACAGTCTTTGCCATCTCTTCGCCTTCGGCGGTTAGAACCAACTTGTCATCAACTACTCGGGCCACAACCACGCGTGATCCGTCAACCTTAGCTACTGCTTTGTTTGCAACAACTTCTGCGTTCACGGCATTGATTAAATCAAATACATCCATAACAACCTCCTTAGTTGTATGAGGGGGGTTGCCCCCCCTCTAAGGTGTTAGGTTGCAGAACCGACGATAGCAGTTACCAAAGCTTCAGGCTTAACGACCTTGCGACCGTAGACGGCTAAGCCGCGCACGATGTCACCGAAGTCAGTCTGATTACGCAATGGCTCAGTTTTGCTGATTTGCGAGGCAAACGCGCAAGCATTTTTCGTGCCCGCGACCATCATGCGACGCGCCTTGGCGCTAGTTACTGTAGCACCGCCCGAGACCGCAGACAGGCCCGGAACCAATGCTTTAGCAGCAGCACCTTTTGGCAGGAGGTTGGAGACGTAAACGTCGAAGCGGTCCAACATACCGATTTTGCCGGTACGGATGGTGCTTGACTGGTCACCGGTGAAGTACGCCTGTGCGATGTCAGTTTGCATGAGCAGCTGGCGATCGAAAGGAGAGATGATTAACCAACGGCCTTCCTCTGGAACGTTTTGCTCGTCAAGAGCAGCTGACATGCGAAGGATCGCTTTCAACACGTTTGCAGGGGTAGATTGGTCGATCGGAGCAGTGTCGGTACCGAGGTTGTACGAGTCAGACAAGTTACCAGCGGTAGCGCCTTCGTTGCTTGCGTGGGCACCTTCAGTTACGAACCAGTTAAAGAAACATTCGTTCTCAATTTGGATCTTCAACGACTTGGCAGCGTCGTCTGTGAACATGTTCATCATGTCCATATCTGCTTGGTGAGCGAGAACGTCGTTTACCTGAACGCTGAAATACTTACCCTTGTTGATCTGCATGTCTTGAAAGATCGGGGTAGGGACTTCGGACGTCAGAGTTGCACCGGCACCGGTATAATCGTTGATCGTGATCGACGGGGCCGTACGGATGCGAATGGTGTCGCCTTGGTTCTTGATTTCGCCTTCCCAATCGGTATTGGCGATCTCAGTCATCATGGTGTTCGCGTAGAACTTTGCGTTTAGTTTGTTAGACCACAATTGCGGAATGAACGCACCAGAATACGATGGATCAGTTGCAAAAGCGGAACCGCCTGTTACGGGAAATACAGCAGCCATTATGGCCTCCTATTAGTTTTGTTGGTGACTAACAGCTGCTTACTTTCTGGCGCTATACGTACTGACGTGTTAACACGTTATGTTCGCACACGGCCTTCTAGATATGCAGTCGTTATGTCGGCTTCAAGTTTTGTTGCTTCATCGTACTTGTGGTTCGTATTCAAAGTGCGAATCCGGTTCCAAGCCGATTGGATTTCTCTTTCTGAGTAAACCTTCGAGTCTTTACCTACGCTCTTTGTATTTACGGAACTCGATGAACGATTTGGCGTAACCTGCTTCTCGAGTTCAGCTCGGCGAGACTGACGTTCGTCTGGCTCCGCATTTCCTAGGGATGCTTTCCACAGGTTCACATAATGTGACACTGCCTCAACGTCCCCGTTCGAAAATGCTGCTGCCGCCTGATCTCTGCGCGGGCCACGGGACATGGGATCATGCTCGTTTAACCACGCAACCCAGCGTTCGTCGTTGTCGATGGCGGCAAAATCAGGAACTGCTTGCGCTAGTTTCTGAGTAAAGCTCATTTCACCGACTTGGCTACCGGTCTGCTTCAGTTGACTTTGAAGCTGGTCGATAACTACTTGTTGTTGCTCAAAGCGGTCCTCGTATCCTTGAGAGACTTCCTGCGCAACACGACGCTGGACACCGATCAGTTCTTCGCCAAATTCGGCTCGATCTTCGTCGGTTACATAACTGACTTTCTCTTTCGGCTTCGCGGGCTCTTTGGGCTTCTCTTCCATACTCACAACGAGCTGGTTAAGCTTGGCCGTTAAGTCCTTTACCTGCGAGTGCAGGCGGGGGACTTCAGCGTCGTACTTACCCCGGAGGGTTTTGTATTTCTGCTCAAATTCGTCCACTACGTCCGTCGGTGACGTGTCAGCTGGCTTTGCGTCTTCAGGTTCTACTGATGCTTCGGCTTCGAATGGTACTTCTGCCTCGGTATCCTCTGGAATATCCTTTGAAACGTCAGACCCTTCGGTCTTCTTCTTAGGCTTTTCCGTTTGGGCGTTTAGCGTTTTCTCTAATTCTTCAGTTTCAGCGATCTGTGCTTGTACCTGTTTTGGCAATGCCATGGTTTTCTCCTTAAAGCACCAACTCAAGCTCCTAGCGTCCCGTGGGTATGCTGTAACCGTTATGGTGTGCTTCTCGTATTTTACGCCTAAGCGCGGTTTCCTACCTTCGGCGCGTCATTGACGGCATCCAGTAAATCTACAAATGCTTCCGCTCTGCCCTGCAACCGGTGGACCTGTGCCATGTCGGTTGCGTGAATAAGCTTCAACTTGGCGGATTCTAACTCCGCCGTAATTAGTCTCAAAAATGCCTCGTTTCCGGGCTCTCGTAACCGAGTTAGGGCTGTAATTGCCTGAATCTCGACATTATTAAGGTCAATCATAGCGCAAAACTATCCTAAATGTGGTTACGTGTCAACAGATACACCGTTAGACGCCGTTTGGTTTAGGGCTAAAGTTGTTCTCTTGTCGCCCTCCCTGAGGTGTTCCGTCTTCCTGCAAGTTAGCGGGGCCTTGTGAACCCTGTGCTCCTTGCGCCGCGGCCATGGCCTGTTGCTGCTGCATCATCATTTGCTGCTCAGCTTGCTTCTTCAGGATGTCTTCACGGCTAGGGACGAGACGATCAACGTTAGTATTAAGGTTGCCCGCCAGATCTCGCATAAGTTCGGCGGTTCCCTCAGGCCCAACAATCTGCTGTGCGACAGGGCTTTCCAAGATAAGACGGAGGAACTCGTTCTTACGAACAGCCTCAGCTTCCTTGACAACCAGCGACATAGCGCCTCGAGCGATAATCTGTACGTCTCCGATCAAGTCCGGGTCGTCAGAGTACCGTAGGTTACGCTGGTACTGACGCTCGAGCATCGGAGTAATGACATCGTGGTCAACGTTGCCGATAACCTGCTTTATACTCTTACCAGCGTTAGAGATAAGCATAGACAAGCCGGACGACGTGCGTCCTGCGCCCGGAACATGCTGACCCGTCATATAACGCGGGATACCTGATACTTCGTCTGCAAGTTCCATAAACTTATCGAAAACGCCCATAAGTTCGCCCGCGTTAGAGTTGGGCTGGAAAAACTGCATTGGGGGAGAAGCATCGCCATATTCTGAGGTTTTGAACTGCCAAATCTTCCAAGGGTGCATCTGCGTAATGTCTTCGCCTGCTGGCAGACGGCTTACGTTAACGCCTACCTGCGGACCCGACGAGATACCCATGTTGTTAGCCAGCGCCCGAGCGGCAGCGTTACACATGTTTTGCGCGTCGATACACAGATCCGCTACCCCGTTTCCGTCTATTCGACCGGGAACCTTCTCGAAAGAAGTGAGGTAATAAGGTTTACGCCCTAGAGGGTCGTAATTTAGGACAGCTTTAACAACGATGTTGTTAATCATCCAAACTTCGCACGGGTAAGACAGGTGAGCGTCTTCAACCTCGTCCTCTGACAAACCCCATTCGATTAGCAATTTGCCGGGAATAGAGTCCCATAACTGTAAAGCCGCGATAACGTCACTACTGGCGTCATCAAAATTCTTATCTGTTACGTCTTCCATCTCGCTATCGTAGTGCTCTAACCACTCGAACCCGCCTGCACCGAAGTTAGCGAGGAGTGTACGAATAGCTGATTCATCGTAGCCTTCAACACCGATCATCGCTTCAAGGTCTTCACGTGTTAAGTGATGTAGCTCCATAACGGGCATGTTCTGTATATCATCGCCCCCTGGTGCCCAGAAGAATTTGTAGGGGTCTACGCGTTCCCACTCGTCACGGAGTACGTCAACTGCGGATAAACCGCCTTTAACATACTTCATAGCTTTTCGTTTGCGGGGTATCGGACCCTTTAGAACAGCAAACGGGAACGTCGCGAGATCGTTCGTAAATTCGTAGAGAGCTTTTACCCAGCCGCCCTCTGTGAGCTGGTCTTCCATCTTGAGTTCCATACGGTCAACGCGTTTTTCGGCCTCATGCTTCATAGATCGCGTAGCAGTATCTTTCATACCGGCTGCGAGTTCTCTAAGCTCCATGGGGTCTAACGGCTGATTACCCGCAGCGTAGTACTGCTGAAGGTTTGCCGCCATAATGCGTTGTAGGTTTGCCGCGACTTCGGGCGGAACTTCGGGGATAGGAGTAGCGGAAATTGTCCAAGGCTTGTCTGACCCAGTGCCTAGAAGTGTATCTCGCAACCAAGCAGTAGCAGTCCGGCACTTAGTGCTGACGATGCCCATAAAAATTTCTGAGCCGCCTTGCTCACGTATCTCTGCCATC